ATGTTGGAGCAAATGTTCAATCAAATACTTCAGCATTCTTCGTTGGTAACTCAACTGTAAATACAGTTATCACTGCTGGTGCATATAATGTAAACAATGCATTTATCGCAAATAATTCTGGTGCCTATCATACTGGCACAATGAACGCTGCTTCATTTACAACAACTAATACTGTTGTAAATACCTCACAGATTTCTATTGGAACTGTCAATGCAACAGCGACAGGTGTTGTTTCAAATACAACAACAATCTTGATAGGTAACAGTTCTGTTAATGCTACAGTGAATTCTACGGTATTTACAGGCACTTCACTGAGCGCAAACAATGCATCATATCTTGGTGGCATTGCTGCGGCATCTTATGTTGCAGCAAGCGCAAATATCAACTTCACTGGCGCAAATATTTACTTTGGTAACTCAACAACAACATCTAATGTTTACTTCCAAAACAATTCTGTAATCTATGCAAACAATAGATTTGGTACAGTTAACCAGTTGCTTGCATCTAATGGAACATCGATGTATTGGGCTGACTCGTCAGTCGTTGGCGCAAACGTTCTTTATGCATACAATTGGACAAACTCACATAGTTGGGGCAACTCAACACAGCAAGCAAATATTACTATGTCAAATGGTTATTTTCTTGCAAGCACAATTAATGCTACATCTATCACAACAACTAGTGTTACTATCAATACAACAGCAGCAGCTGTCGGTGCAAATGTATACTTGACTTCTACAACACACTTTGCAGGTAACTCGACTATCAATGCGACTGTTACTTCTACAGGATTGAGTGTTGCTAACGGAACAGTTACATCTAATGTTGGTACAGCGGGCGTTTATGTTGGCTCAAATACATATATGAACGCCACTCATATGTTTACTTCAACTAACTCAACAATGAATACAGTAGTTACTGCTAACCAGATTACACTCAACGGATCAAATGTTGTAACAACAGCAACAGCGCTTAAAGTATATTATGCTAACAATACTCAAGCATTCCCATAATAGGTTAATTAATAATGTCTAAAATTGTTACAAGAAATTTTTCTAGAAAAATTGCTAATGCCGTTCAAGCAGAATTGAGCAGCAATATCTATTATTTTGCCTTGTCAAAACATACACAATGGACAGATGAAAATAGTCCAGATACAGCATTAGATACAACTGAATATATTAACAATTTTCATCGTGAGATGATTCTTGGTAAAAGAATTAAATCATCAGATGTATCAAATCTTATTGACAGACATTTTTGGAATTCTGGCACTGTCTATGCTCAATATGATGATACTGATGAAAATCTTTTTTCTAAAGAATTTTATGTAGTTAACGGTTCAGAAAACGTATATAAATGTCTTTATAATAATAATGGCGCAGAATCAACTGTAGAGCCAACAACTATTTCTACAAACAAATTTCAAACAGCAGATGGATATATTTGGAAATATATGTATTCTATTGGTACAGCTAATAACACAAAGTTTTCAACATCTTCATTTATGCCAATAGACGCAAATTCTACAGTTTCTTCAGCTGCATCTAATGGCGCTATTGATATTCTTGTTATTGAAACAGTAGGAACAGGATATCTTGGCTATATCACTGGTTCGGTTGCAGAAGTAATTAGTAATTCTATTTTTAGAATAGATTCATCTAGTTCTCTTTCTCCTGATAATTTCTTTTATAATGATTCTGGATTTTATATTTCAACAGGGACGGGTGAAGGTTCACTAACAACTATTTCAAACTATATTGTTAATAGTTTAGGACATTTTGTATATACAGCTAATCTTTTAAATTCTCCTGCACTAGATTTAACTTCAGAATATAGAATAGCACCACAAATTAAAATTACAGGTGATGGTACTGGGGCAAAAGCAGTTTGCACCGTTAATACATCTTCTGGTTCTTATTTTGTTGAAACTGTAGATATTCTCAATTCAGGTTCTAATTATTCTTATGCAAATGTTTTAGTCATTGCTAATCCTTCATACGGATCAAATGCAACTGTTCGTGCAATAATTCCACCTAAGGGTGGTCACGGATATGATGCTGCGACTGAACTTGGATGTTTCCATGTTGGGGTTTCTTTATTGTTTAATAATACTGAATCTAATTCTATTACAACAAATGTAACTTTCAGACAAGCAGGAATCATCTCATACCCTTATAAGTTTACAGCACCAAATACTTTTGCATCGTTTTCTGTAACTGCTGGAATATCTAATACAGATGATACTATTTCTATTGCAAATGCAAATACACATATGTTGCCGGGTGATCTTGTAACATATGTAACTGATGCAGCAGGTGCTGCATTAACTGGGTTTGTTAACAATGCAACATATTATATTAAAACGTCTAATACAACCAAAATAACTTTATCTGATACATATGAAGGTGCAACAAAGAATTTAACATCTGCAGCTGTAACAAATGTTCATTATCTGTATACTACAAGAGCATATGGAGCAAACACATTTAATGCATTAACAACTTTAAATGTTAGTGGTGTTGGTGGATCATTTCAAATAAATGAAAAAGTAACGGGTGGTACTTCAGGAGCATTTGCCACAGTCGTTTCTGCAAATAGCTCTGTAGTTAAAGTATCTGCTATTACAGGAACTTTCTTATATAGTTCAAATGGTTATACCTCTGAAACATTATCTGGCGCAAATTCTTTTGCGACTGGTACTATTACAAGTATAAATAATCCTGATATACAACCGTTCACAAGTTCAATCTTGTATATTGATAATATCGAACCCATCACAAGATCTAATTCTGATTTTGAACAAGCATATTTAATATTAACTATCTAAGGAATAGAAATGGTTTCTCTAAGTAATTCTACACTTACAACGCTTGAGTCAAAATACTTCGATGATTTTGATGAAACTAAACAGTATTATCGTATTCTTTTTAGACCAGCAACTTCTGTTCAAGCTAGAGAATTAACACAACTTCAAACAATGATGCAGTTGCAAGTTTCAAGATTTGCAGATCATGTTTTTAAAGATGGTTCGGTAGTAACTGGCTGTGCGCCATTGATGATTGCTAATGCAGATTTTGTTAGAGTATTAGATTCATTTAGTTCAAATACAACATACTTTACAAGTATGAGTGATCTTAATGATACTTACACATTGACAAATGGTGTTAACAGCAACACAGCAGTAAGAGCAAGAATTTATAAAGCAGTTGCAGGATTCCAATCAAATTATCCAGATACAAATGTTATCTATGTTAGATATCTGTATACAGGTAAAGACGGTTCAAATAATGACGTTACATCATTTGCTAATGGTGATACGCTCTATGTTTATTCAGCAAATCAAAACCCAATCGGACAACTTTCAAATACAAATATTCTATCAACTATTAGCGTATTCACAACCAATACTACAGCAAATGCTGCTGTTGGTCAAGGATATCTCGTATCTGTTACTGATGGGCAAATTTACCAAAAAGGATTCATTCAAAAAGTAGACAAACAGCTTGTCATTGTTAACAAATATACATCTGCTGCTAATAATTCTTTGGTTGGGTTTGAAACTACAGAATCAATTGTAACAGAATATCAAGACACATCATTGAATGATAATGCTAATGGGTCTTCAAACTATAATGCACCCGGTGCTCATAGATTAAAACTTGTTCCTACATTGGTTGTAAAATCAAAAACAGATACAACAAATAAAGACTTCTTCCCAATTGTTGAATTTGATAATGGCGCAGCTGTTATTTCAGCAGCAGATGCTCAATATGCATCTCTTGGTGATAGGATAGCAAAAGAAAAATATGAAGAATCTGGCGACTATAATGTCGTTCCTCATGCTGTTGAAACAACAGCACACAGTTCAAACGCTGCTTTGTTTGTCTATAATGCATCACCTGGCATCTCATATGTCAAAGGTCGTCGTGTAGAATTGATTGGAACAAGAACAGCAAATGCTGAAAGAGCATCAACAACCGCTATTCAACAAAATAAAATTCTAACAGCAAACTATGGCAACTATGTATACTGTAAAGAAGTACTAGGTGCTATGAATTTTGATAAGCTTGGTGAAGTTATTCTGTATGATGCAGCACAGTCTGCAATCACTGATCGTGAAGGTCTTTCTGGTGGCGTTACAGGAAACATTGTTGGTTATGCAAATATCAAATCTGTATTGCACTATGACGGAACAAAAGGCACTGCAGGTGCTCAATACTATGTTTATATCTTTAATATTCGTATGAATGTTGGTAAAGCATTTAAAGATGATGTAAAGAGCATGTATAGTGCAGGAACTGGTGGATATAGTAAATTCAAAGCAGATCTTGTTCTTGAATCTAGCAAAGCTGTTATTTACGATTCTACCTTTACACCTATGATCTTTGATACAGGTTATAAGGCTGTCAAATCATTGAGCGCACCAACTCGTGATACAACATTCTATTATAGAAAAACAACATCATCTACATTAAACTCTAACGGGTTTATGTCGTTTACATTAGCTGGCGGTTTGGGTGCAGCAGGTGCAGAGCAACTATATAATACCTCATCAAGAGATTACCAAGTCATTCTTACAGCAAATAGCTATTCTGCAAATCTTGCTGGAACGGTTAATGTCTATTCTACTGTAAACTCAACAGCATCAAACAGCACTGCATCTTTTGTTACAGGTAGTTCAACAACATTTGAAACATCATTTAAGGTTGGCGATACAATTCGTATCTCAAATACTACAGCAGGAACACCTGCAATCTATACAGTAGGTGGAATTGCATCAAATACTTCTATGTATGTTACTCCAGCCGCAACCGTAAATTCAGTCGCAAACACATACCAAAGATATTATCAAGATGGTTCTATTTTGAATCTTACAGATTCAATGCTTTCTGTAAATGCAACATCAAATACATTTACTGTAAGCACAGGCATTACATTCGATTCTGGTTCAGGTAATACTGTTTATGCACAATATCCCGTTGCAAAATCACCGGCAGTTCAATCAGCAAAAACTGTAAGTAAAAGTCGTCTTGTTAAGATTGATTGTTCTAATAATATAACAACATCTAATGGTCCATGGTGTTTAGGTATTCCTGATGTTATTAAGATCAATAATATCTGGGTAGGAACAACTTATGCAAATACAACTTCAGATAGAAGCGCATGGTTTAATTTTGATAATGGACAAAGAGATGATAGTTATGATCTTGCAACACTAACTGTAAAACCTGCGTTCAAAACAAACATTACAGGATCAACTAAAATTCTTGTTGATCTCGACCATCTTGTAACAGATACTTCTTCTGGTATTGGATATTATTCTGTTGATTCTTATCCTATTAGTAATGATGGAATTACATCAAATAGCACAACCATCAGTGTTGCAGAAATTCCTTTGTATAAATCAAAGACAGCAAACACAACATATGATCTAAGAAACTGTATTGATTTTAGACCAATAAAAGTAGCAACTGCTAATTCTATTGCAAATACAGATTTTGCAAATACTCTTATCACAATCAATCCAGCAACTTCAAATGCTAATACATGGTCAATCAGCACCTATGGTCAATACCATGCTGAAGCAGATTCAAACATGACTGCCGACTATGAGTATTATCTAGGTCGTCGTGATCTTCTCTTGTTAGGCACAACCGGTCAATTCACATATACATCTGGCGTTCCAGAAATTTATCCAAAGAAACCTTTGAATAATTCTGAAGCGACTGTTATTGCTGAAACATTTGTTCCTCCATTCCCATCTCTTACAATGAGAGAAGCAGCAGATGCAAATAGACAAGACCTTGCAACAAGCATTGTATTAACATCTAACCGCCGCTATACAATGCGTGATATCGGCGTTCTAGAAAACAGAATTAATAGATTAGAATATTATACTGTTCTTACAACGCTTGAAAAACAAGCAAAAGATATGTCAATTCCTGATGCATCAGGAATTGATAGATTTAAGAATGGAATCTTTGCAGAACCTTTCAACAGCCACAATTTAGGTGATGTAAATAACGCAGAATATAGACATGCTATTGATCCAGCACATTCTATTTCTCGTCCAGGATTTAAAAATCACTTTATTGATTTTCAATACAATGCTGCAGAATCATCAAACGCATTGTCTATTGCTGTAAAAGGTCCCTATGTTATGTTGGCTTATAACCATGAGCAATTTGCAGCAAATCCTTATGCAACAAACTATAGAGCATGTACTGAGAAATATTGGACATGGAATGGTTCTGTTTTTCTATCGCCAGAAGCAGACATCTTTACAGACGAAACAAATCTTCCAGCAATCAATACAACAATTGATATGGCATCTCCTTTGCAAGATCTTATGGCTGCAGGGGCACTTAACGCTCAAGTATTTGGAAAACAAAGTTCACAGTCAACACAAACACAAGCATCTGTTTCTACAAATGTTTCTGGCGGGACAAACATAACAACTGAAACAACTACTACAACTACTAATTCACAAGACATAACAAAAATTTCAATTGGTTCTTCTTCTGAAACAAAGACGTTGACTAATGCAGTGGTAGATGTTTCACAGGTTGACTATATTAGATCAATCGATGTTGCTTTCTATTCTAAAAATCTAAGACCTAATACAAAACTCCATGTATTCATGGATGATGTTAACCTAGATGCATATGTTGCACCTGGAACACTATCTGTAGAATTAAAGAATTTTACCTACGACAAAAAAGCAAAAGAAATCGTTACAACTACTGCGCCAAAAGGAACTACGTTAGTCGCAAATTCCTCAGGTTGTGTTGCAGGTATTGTTACAATTCCTGAAAAAACATTTAGAGCAGGTGATAGAAGATTTATGATCTGTGATGTTGATAATCTTATCACAGGTAAAGATGCTATTCTTACAAAATCAATGGGCACATTCCATGCTTCAGGTATTGCGGTAACAAAACAAGCATCTACTCTTACAACAGTAAATCCTAAAATCTTTACACAACAAGGTAAAATTGTTAATACAGTTGTAACAAAATCTTCTCATGTTGACTTTATTCCTGATCCAGCTCCTGATTACGTTCCCGGTAGTTATAGTGTTGGTGATGGTACTGGCGATAAAGGTGATCCTATTGCACAGTCATTCATGGTCACGGTTCCAAGCGATAGTGCAGGACATTTTGTTTCTAAAATTGATCTTTATTTTAAATCAAAATCAACCGACAAAGGAATTTCAATATTCTTGGTTCCGTTGACTGCAGGTATTCCCGATTTCTCACAAATTCTTGGAAATGCAACACTATTAGCTTCTGAAGTAAACGTTTCAGATACAGGACAAACTGCAACTACATTTGAATTTGATCATCCAATTTATCTAAGTTCAGGTACTGACTATGCATTTGTTATTGAACCAGAAGCACATTCACCTGATTACTTGATCTGGACATCGACTGTTGGTGGATTTGATGTATTCACTAATGAACAAGTATATAAGAATCCATATGACGGTGTGTTGTTTGTTTCAGCAAACAGAGCATCATGGACTGCATATCAATCAGAAGATATTAAATTTAGATTATACAGAGCAAGATTTGTATCAAGTTCTGGTACAGCAGTATTGAACAATGAAGCAGACGAATATCTAACATTGACTGGCGTCACAAAGAATTATTCTTCAGCATCAATTACCGTCGGTGATGTTGTATATTCATCTAATGCAACAGTTGCTAATACAAATGCACTAGCACCTTTTGGTATTGTTCAATACTATGATGATACTACAGGAACAATTATCCTTGATAGTTCAAAAAATGGTGGGTTTTCTAATGTTGCAGGATCTGAAAGAATTCAAATTCATAGAGTTCAACCATATTCAAATACATCATTAGCATACGCTGGTGCGTCAAATACATTGATTGCCTCTGCAAATGTTGCATCTGTAGACAACATGAAGTATCACGTAATCACACCTAAATTTGCTACAATGACACCTCAAAATACAAAACTTGATTTTTCGGTAAAAGGAACTGATACAAGTTATAATTTTGATAGTTCTTGGAAAACTGTAACAAATGAAGGAATGAATGAGTTACTAGATAAAGAACGCATTGTGATGAGTAAGTCGAATGAAGTTGCATATCTAAGTTCAGCAAAATCTGCAAAAATTCAAATAAATCTTACAACAAATGACTCGCTTGTTTCTCCTGTAATTGACTTAAGAAGAAAATCATCATTCTATATTGAAAATATTATTAATAATGATTTAACAAATGAGCAGTTTACTTACGGAAATGCTATTGCAAAATATATCTCTAAAAAGGTTGTTCTTGCAGATGGACAAGATGCTGAAGATTTGAAAGTAGCAATAACTGCATATCGTCCAGTAAATTCTGATATTACAGCATATGCTAAATTCCAATCAGCAGATGATCCAGAATCATTTGATTCTAAACTTTGGACAAAACTAACATATTTGAATGATGGCGATGCAGTAACAAGTACCCAAGGTAAACTAGACGATTATATAGAATATGAATTTGGTGTTCCTGCTGGTGTTCTTACAACAGAGCCTTTCAATGGACTCACTGCTGTATCAAATACAAATGATACTATTGCATTAACAAATAATTTATTTGTAAACAATCAAGTAGTCAAGTATTATACTGCCGCTGGCAACACAGGTATTACTATCGGAAGTTTCACAACTACTACAGCAAACAATACATATTGGTATGTTGTAAATGCATCATCTTCGTCATTACAACTTTCGTCTGCACAAGGTGGTTCTGCTCAAAACTTGACTGCATTTTCTAGCAGTGAATTTGGGCACTATCTAGAAGCAGTTATTCCAACAGTAATAAATACTGCATACTTGAATCCACAAAGTTCACCAACAGCAAACGTTATAGAATATTATAACGCTAGAGGGTCAAGAATGCAATCATTCAAATACTTTTCTATTAAGTTGGTGTATACTTCTTCTGATCGTGTAAATATTCCTAGAGTAAATGATTTGAGAGCGATAGCATTACAGAAATGATGAAAAAAAAACTATTACCTACAGATGGGTTTGTAAGACAAGAAGATAATCTTGGCGCTATAGTAAATGTAGACAACAGTGGACTTCAAGCTTACAAACTCAAACGTGAAGCAGAAAAACGTAAAGAATCTGATATAAATACACTTAGAGAAGAAATGTCAGATGTCAAAAACATGCTTTCGCAAATTTTAGAGAAGATCAGTAAATGACTATAACAGTAGCAAATGTTGATACAACAACCGATTCCTTTGGGGGTTGGGTAACCAAAACAAACATCATTGCAGATGCTTTGACAAATAAAGTGGTTACAACAAACTCTAATACTGCTACAGGCAATGCTGCTATTAGCGGCTCATGGACAGCAAACGCAGTTTATTCAAATAACTTCTATGGCGGAACGACTGCTCTTACAGCTAATATTACTTTCAATTCAAATGCAACATTTATTGGTGCAAGAACAAAATTAGGTCTTGGAGCTAATGTTCAGATAGATTCTGGTAATAGCACATTTAGAGTATTAACTGTTAATAGTGCATCATCTAATACGCTTGTTGCGACTAAGTTAACATTTTCTGATCATTCAGATGTAGCAGTGACTACTGCATCTAATGCACAATATTTAGTATATAGTGCGGCGAATACTACTTGGTATAATAAAACAGGCTTATCAGACATTGCTGTTTCTACAGTATCAAATGGTCAATTTTTAGCATATAATTCAGCAAACACTACTTGGTATAATAGAACAGGATTGGTTGTTTATTATGCTAATGGTGATATAGCGTTTTCTTAAGAGAAATAATAAAACATGGCAGCGCAATTAAAAATTAATGCTACTTCTCCTGTTTCTCTTAAGCAGATGTCTGGGACTGATTATGACTACACAACATATCAGATTTTAAATACATTTGCTGCTTCAGATACAGGTGTAGGCACAGTTTCTGTAAATCCTGCATCTACTACAGGATTAACTTCTGTAGGAACATTTACTGATACTTATTATGATGTTGGCGCACCAGGAACACATCCCGTAGGCACAACAGTAACTTCGACAACTTATACTTTTTATCAAGATCTACAATCTGCATCTGAAACTTCATTAGTTCGTCCTATAGAATATATTTCAGGTCTTAAAGAACAAACAGATACAAATCTTAATGCTGATGCTATCACAGTTGCAACTGCAAATCTTGTTGCAAACGGACAAGGTTCATATGCACTAACACCATCATCACCTACTGGCGGAACATGGGTAGCAAAGTCAACAATATCTAACTTTACATATACTGGTGCTTCCAATGTCACATATCTCTGGAGAAAAACTGCGCCTGCTTCTGTTCCTTCAGCTTTACGTCCTTTAAAGATAAATTCTACTTCACCCGTTTCTGTTAAAGAAATGTCTGATGCTGAAATTCAAACATTAACTGCACGCTTTAGAAACCAAATTGTTTCTACAGGTATTGGTAAATACGCAGTGCAAACATCTGCACCAGTTTCAGGTGGAACATGGGTAACACAAGGTGCTGCATTTAGTGATACTAGAAATACAATATCTGCTATAGGTTATACAGGATCATATTCAGGTGGCTATACAGGATCATATTCTGGAACATATCAAACAACATTTACTGGTACGTATACAGGTTACTTCACAGGATCATATTCTGGAGCGTATGCTGGATCATATAGAACATACTATGTTGGATATGCTGGTCCTTTATATACAGGGTATTATACAGGGTTTTATTCTGGTACATACAGTAGAGGATTTACAGGTGGATATGTTGGTTCCTTTACAGGATCATATTCTGGAACGTATACAGGTTCATATTCTGGAACATATACGGGTAATACATTAGATGCAACAACAACAACTATTTCAACAGTATCGTTATGGATGAGGACAGCTTAATTATGAGTAGAGAAATTTTAACACCTAGATGGGGCAGTGCTGAAAAAATAAACATTATTGCTAAGTTTAGATATGATGACGGTCGTATGCAAACAGCATCAATTTCAGTACCAGAAGGCGGATCAAATCCTGATTGGGATGAGATTATAGAAACATTTGGCATAGAATATTTAGATAGTGAATTAGAAAAAGATTTAGCTAATCATATAAGACGTAAAGAAGAAACTGCAAACAGACGCCAAATAGATATGGAACGTATGCAGAAAGAAACGCTATTCAATGCAAAAGCAGAAGCATTTGATATGGATATTGTGAAGAATTCTACCAACCGTGAAATCAAAAATAAGATTCGTCGTGCTACATCTATCATGGAAGTTCAAGTATATACAGCAATGCTTCATATGATGGAAGATCCTATCGCTAATCCTACAGCAAACACTTAAATTATAAAGTTTTTATTATGAATGGTTATGTGTATATTGCCTCGCTATCGAAGGCATATTATAAAGCAGCAGTCAATTCTGCTATTTCATTGCGGGATCATTATCCAGAAGCAAACATTACTTTGTTTACTCACGAAGTATTTTTGCAAGATAATGACCGCAAATTTTTTAATAATATCATCACAAATATTCCGGTCCACAAACGAGCAAAGATGTGGGGTATGGCAAAGACGCCATATGACAAGACACTTTACTTGGACAGTGATACAGAAATTAGATCAGAACGTATTAAAGATGTATTTGACATCTTAGACAAAAATGATATTATGTTTACAAAGATTGTTCCTCATGTTTCTAACACTAGACGCATTGATGATAATAATGATTTACAATATCATGGGGGAGTAATCCTATACAACAATAAGAAACCAACAATCAAATTGATCAATGAATGGTATGAATTATACGCAGAACAAGTAAAATGTTCTTGGAGTAAATCACAATTTGCTCAGTATGATCCTAAAATGAAACCATGGGATCAATTCACAATTTGGTATCTGTTACAACAAAAAGAATACAAAAAAATAAAACATGACTTTTTCCCAAATGGCGGAACAGAATGGAATTTTATTTACCTATTAGAGGAAAATAAGGAAAACAACGTTCCTTACAAAGAACTTGAACAAATCATATATCATTATACTATACCAGGAGAAAAAGTCTATGTTGGTAATATCCAAACTCCACCCGGATCTATTACAGATTTTAACTGAGTTTAGCGATTGGTTTTTTGCACGAGATAATTCAGACCTAGAAGCATGTATTGGTCTCAATCCTTCTATGAAAAAAGTAGTAATAAAGGATATGGCAGAAAAAGCAACTTCTATGGCATATCTTCAAGAAGCATTGAAGGATCCAAACAAATACGGATTCCCACACAATTCATGGGGAATTGAACTTGCACATGACCAAGCATATTATGATAACAAAGAAGTAAAACAGCGCTCACATGACACCAATAATAAATTAATGGATTTCTTTGGCGCAAGAAACAATGCGCTTCAGATGTATTATCCTGCAGGGGGATATATCGGATGGCATCACAACGGAAATGCTCCTGGATACAATATTGTTCTCTCATGCAATCCGGGTGCTGATGGCGAGTTTGAAAATTGGGACCACAACAACAATAAGTTAAACGTATTCAAAGATCAGTCAGGCTGGAACTGTAAGGTTGGATATTTTGGTGATCAGTGGAAGGAACCTGAGAAACTTTATTGGCATTGTGCGAGAACTCGCACACCACGGTTGACTATGAGTTATGTTATCTATGATAAGAATTTATGGGAAGATATGGTTGCAGACATCAACTGTGATTGACCTTATGATTGATATAGATGCAAGGATCAACAACTAAGTAGGTTGAACTATTTGTAAAATTATGTGGGATGATTCTGCGGTCGAGGTATCTGCAGTTTCCCCACATGCTAATAAATGTATCATCACCAAAATGTTCTGCAGTATGCTTGAACGGATCAAGTAAAAGCATTTCTGTTAAGTAATCAAAATTATTTCCTTGCCAGAGCATTACAGATGAATTGCCGTATCCTGTGAAAGCATCTTTATCCTTATTCAATTCAAAAAACTTTTTGTTTTTCCATACAGTATCTACAACATAAAGATCATCATGTGGGTCTTTAATCAAGAAATCAATGTTATCTGTAAACAAAACATCTAAGTCAAAGTATAGATTGATTCCATCACTAGATATATCTTTTGAGAAAATGAGAACTTTGTTCCACCAGGTATCTAGTTCATAGTGATTGATATCAATAAATGTAATTGGAAAATCTGTCTTCTGTTTTGTATCCGTAAGACAAATGAACTTAAATTCATGAGATAAATACTTATTACACATGTTGTAGAGATTCTCAACATGCTTTATATTATAGCTTGGTTTGACTAATACACAGTAGATATTGATCATGGTCGTTAATTTCATCACTTTAAAATGGGGAACCAAATATGGTCCCGAGTATGTTAATCGATTATACGCAAATCTAAAAAATGCGTATACCGGCGAGTTTAACTTCTATTGTTTCACTGACAATGCAGTAGGCATAAATACTGAAATTCATATTAGAGATATTCAAGAATTAAGACCCGATCCTACACAATGTTTTACTGTAGAAAAAATATTCCTATTTGACCCAGACATAATTAAGATGTCTGGCAATTTTGTGTTACTTGATTTAGACATACTCATCATTAATGATTTATATCCATATCTTTCTTCATATAATTTCACTGAAGGTCGGTTTATCAAGAATTATTGGAGTAATGTGACTGCAGGAAGTTTATTATCTAAATTTGGATGGAATTGGGTAAATAGTTCTTTTGTAACATGGAAAGATAATCAACTAAAACATATCATAGATTTTTACTATGATAATAAACAAATAATAGAATTAAAATTTGGTGACTTAGATTTCTTTTTATTTCAGGGTATGAGAAATGAATTGCACTATCATCCAGAAAAAATAGTATATTCATACTGTGATGGCGCAGATGATGAAGATAAAGATGCTTATGCTTATAGAAAAGATTATTCAATCGTCTTATACAATACATCCCATGGGAGGGGAGTAGAACTACATGAAGCTAGAGATTGGTCAAGGGATATTTGGACGAGATTTGGATGAAGTCTATGGCGACCTATTTGAAAAAATTCGTATACCATCAATAGCAAAAGCGTTATATATTTTAATAAGAACAACTAGCAGATCAGTAGTAGCTGCAAAAGATACTCACTGTGTTGATATTATTTTAAAAAATACTACTAATTTAAAAAAGGTTGCCGTGATAGGAGCAAAACTTCCTATTACCTATATGATAAGAATTCAAAATCGTTATCCAGAGGTAAAATTTATAACTATCAATGATAGTGAAATGATGGTGATGAGTGAAGAGTATCTTAAAGGACTATTCAACTATACAAATTATAATATAAATCCTATTTTCAATGATCTTTCAGAACACATTAAAGATTGTGATCTTGTGATATATCCAGAAACAGAATTATTAGTTCCTTTTAAATACCTTAGATATAAACATACAATGCCATATTTTTGTGCTAACTTTATCTATTATCCAAACATAGTAAATACAAATGAGATATATAGTGAAGAAGATTTATTAGAAATTTGTGAAATGAAAAAGCCAATTGTTTGTGGGTCAAGAAGGGTAATATTTTCTGGAAACTCTAAAAAATATTATTATGCATTAGGCTATGATAGTTAAATTTATTACATTAAAATGGGGCACAAAATATAGTCCTAAATATGTCAATAGGTTGTATAAATCTATTAAAAAAACATATTCAGGTGACTTTAAATTTTATTGCTATACAGATGATGATACCTATTTAGATAGTTCTATCTGTGTAGGAAACATAACAGATTTGCCACACTTTGATACCAATGTATTTACTCTAGTAAAAATGGATCTATTCACACATCTTCCTTTTGATGGTCCTTATGCATTTTTAGATTTAGACGTTTTAATTTTAAAAGATTTAAAACCTTACTTTGATGAGTATCAATTTAAAGAACCTAGAATAGGATACTGCTATTGGACAGATCCTAACAGAGTATACAATTCATACCATAAAGGTGATTGTTATGTGAACAGTTCTTTCTTGACTTGGGACAAAGATCAATTCAATTATGTCTGTAATATATACGAAGAAAACAAAACGTTGATAAACTATAAATTTAAATCATTTGACAAATTTTTGTTTTACTTTTGCAAGTTAAATTATCATCCAAAAGGTATTATGTATAGCTATAACTTTGGTGCAGAATATCCTGATAACATAGAAAAACAAAAATTTTTAGAAGATCAACATATAGCAATCTTTAATACATCGAATGAAAGAGGAATAGAATTGCATGATTGCTCTGGGTGGGCCAAAAGATATTGGGAATGTTTTTAAAAAACTACAAAAATTTGAGGTGTTTCTTCGAATCTATAAGTTTGATGAGATATTAGAAAAGATAGATGAATGTAAAAAGGTATGTCTCATAAGCCCAACTATACCTTATGATATAGCATATGCTCTTTCAAATTTCTATAATTGTCAATTCTATCTATTATACAATCATCCTAGTTTTCAGTTTGTAGAAGATGATTTTGCAAAACTAAAAAACTTACAGCTTATTAACTTGAATATCTATACAAAAGAAACTAATAAATATATTGAAAAATGCGATACAGTAATTCTGCATGATTTTCAATTCATGGCACCGTTTGATGTTTTACCTTATAATTTAAAAAATAAAAGAATAATTACTTTCTATGATGATACTCGTGAATTTTGTGATGAAGAAATAAGACAGAATTTTTGATATGATATTTTATTTGTTATGGTTACTTGCGGGAACTTTCTATGGGTTCATCATAGGATTGATTCCAGTTGCTGGCGCAACAACAGCTCTTATTACTATTTATTCTTTCATAGATGTATTCAGAGCAGACCCTTATACTTTAGTTGTATTCACAACAGCAATTGTTGTCTCATCGACTATAGGTGATTCTTTCTCGTCAGTCATGCTTAACGTCCCAGGTGCAGGTGGGTCTGCTGCTACTATGGTCGACGGGTTCCCATTGGCGAAGAAAGGCGAAGGTGCAAGGGCACTGTCTGCTGCTATCACAACATCCGCAATCAATGGATTCATCTGGGGAATTCTTGTCTTTTCGTTCCTGCCATTCTATGCATCGGCAGTCATGTATTTTGGAATCCCAGAACAGCTTGCTTTCATGTTTTTGGCATTTGCGTCTGTCTGTTTTGTTTCAAATCACTATTGGGCAAGAGGTATCTTTAGTTTAGGATTAGGTATTTTCTTAGGACTCATTGGACAGGATCCTCACACAGGTTCTGCACGACTGACGGGCGGATGGGATTACTTAGGCAACGGAATCCAAATCATCCCGATCCTTGCCGGAGTCCTTGCTTTCCCAGAACTTATTGAACTATACATAAACAAGTATGAGACAGTAAAGTTCGAGATAGAGAACTATAAATCTCAAGTCGTTCAAGGTATCAAAGATTCATTCATCCATTGGAAAGAATCGCTCGCAGGAGGAGCAATTGGAGCTTTTATCGGAATACTCCCTGGAATTGGTGGCGCTATTGCTGATTGGGTGTCTTACAGTTTCACTGTGGGATTAAACAAGAACGAAACCTTTGGTAACGGAAACATCAAAGGTGTTATAGGATGTGAAGGAGCAAACAACTCACAGAAAGCAACAGGTTATATTCCAACAGTATTGTTTGGTATACCAGCAGCACCTTTCGAAGTTGTCATTATGAGTTTATTTGTCTTAGTAGGCATAGAACTCGGCACACCGGCATTGTTGAAAGATACAATGTTCTTTGACACTTTACAGTATTCATATCAAGCATCCTTATTTCTAACCTACATCATTAGTATAATCACTATTCGATACATTGTCAAGATATTTCTTATCCCAATCGATATTTGGTTCTGGTCACTTGTCGCTTTAATTGTTTGGAGCTGTGTTCAGTATACAGGATACGCTGAAGATTACTTGATGATAATTCTATGCACATTGCTAGGACTTTCTTTAAAATATCTCAAGATGAGTCGTGCAGCTTTCATCATAGGATTTGTCTTGAGTGACAGAATCGAAAAATTGTTATATCAATACTTGACATTATTTGATTGGTCTGATATTATAATGAGACCAGTGAGTGTATCATTGCTTGTTGCAACAGCCGGCGCAATGATATACGGCATTTTCTACAGTAAAATAAAGGTGAACTACACATGAGAATTTTAGCATCAATCTTTGCCCTTATGTTGTCTGCAACAGCAGCAATGGCTGATTATCGTCTAATTGTTCCACAGAGTCCAGGTGCCGGAACATCTGTATGGGCTGCGATCTTCGCAAAGCATATGTCTGAAGCAATGAAAGAGAAGTTTATTGTTGAGCATATCCCAGGTATCAATGATATCCCAGGATTCAACAAGTTCCATAATGAACTGCGCTTTGATGACAAGACAATCATGGTTGCTCATGGTGGCAATGCTGAATCTTTCTTGGTTGATAGGGTCGACTACAACTATGCAGATTATGAACCAATTGCGACTATGAGCCTTAATACCATTGTCACAAGAAACAAGACAGTTGATATTGAGAAAGACAAGATTCGTATGGCACACAACTCAGGCGTCAATCCTGACATGATGGCAATCATTATGTTGGTCTGTGGTCCTCAGAAAGACGTGACTGCATATCTAGATTGTTATAAGAAACGTATTATCTATGTTAAAGGTATGCCAGGATCAGAATCACGCCTTGCTTTTCTGCGAGGTGAGTTGAATACTATCCGTGAGACCTATGTCGCACATGAGAAATTCTTTGCAGAAAAAATTCGTTTCAATGAAGTGATTGATTGGTTCAATCATGGAGTCTATGACTTTAACACAGGCAAGATTGTAGATGATCATAACTTTAAGAATGTAAAGACATTTGCTCAGGTATACAAAGATCGATGGAAAGTCGAACCGTCAGGTGATTTCTATGAAGCCTATGCTTTGATGAAGAATTACCGTGATGTTTTGCAGAAAGCATTGTTTGTAAACAAAGGCAATCCTAATGCAGAAAAACTGCGCCAAGGTGTTGCATACATGTTGACTAACCTAGAAGCAAAGAAAGCATTTGAAGCAGATATTGGCGATTATGATTGGTTTGTTGGCAAAGATTTGACTTTAGTCATGGGTAAGTTAAAGACACAAATCACTGAAAAGAAATTAAAGACATTGGTCAAGATCTCCAATGAAGGATTCGGATTTGAAACAGTTTATAAACCAGAGCTTTTAAAATGAGTGAGCGTAAATTTAAGTATATCTTTGTCACAGGTGCACCGGGTTCCAAATGGAGCTCGGTCGCCCGAACAATGTGGCATAGTCCTGACGTAGATCATTCTGACAATAAGAATGAATACAAAGAAGGTAATGTGAGACATCAAGGCGCCTATTGGGGTCCTGGTATGGAATATGGTAATGACTTTAATGCAATGCATCTTTTCTCTAAAGAAGAACTTGAGAAAGAATTTGATAAACCATTTTCAGGCAAAGGTGTGCGGATCATCAAGTCACATGATTTTGCACACAATCTAGAATTCATTAGGGAAACATGGCCTGAATGTCCTATTGTTATGTGTTTGAGAGGCACAGATGCATGTCTTGGATGGTGGGTTAAAGCAGGTGGGTTCGATATTACCTATCCTAACTATTCAGAATACAAAAACTTTAAATTGATGGGCATGGCAATTGAAAATCAAAATAAGGGTATTCACGACTTCCTTGATATTAAACCATCATACTACACACCATCGAGTTATAACTTGAGCAATTTGCTTGGCATTGAATACAGTAAGATAGAACAAGATTTTAGCAAAGACGATATAGACGTCTATTTGAACTGGAGTTAAATTATGAAAATCTATGGATTAATCAAGGAAGCATCTGATGAATTGTTGTGGAACTTTACCCATGATGTTCATAAATTGATTCTTGACAAATACTTTAGCACCTATTGGAGAGGTGACACAAAGGACTTTAGTCATACAGGACATGAGGTTCTTTCTAGAAAAGTAAAAGAACACAACCCAAAGAATATCTTAGATGTAGGTTGTGGGTATAATGACTATAAGAAATTCTTTGATGGATATGAGTTTGTAGGCATTGATCCTTATAATGATAAGGCAGATATCAAGCAAGGAATCTATGAGTATTATCAAGAAAATAAAGAAAAGCAATTCGATGCAATCCTTGCTTTGGGTTCTATCAACTTTGGACCTTATGACAAGATTTTGCAAGAAGTAGAATGGATCGATAGATTGACAGCACCCGGTGGTCGTTCTTACTGGCGTGTCAATCCAGGAATTCCTCATAAGACACTGAAAGAATTTCCTCTCGTTGACTTGATTGAATTCTTTGATTGGACAAAAGAATTTATTGAAAAACTTGCAGAAGTTTTTGGGTATGAGATTGAAGAATATGCTGAGGAAACAAATCATAACGGAGACAAGCGTATATATTTCTGCTTTCATAAACTATAAATATGAGAAACAGGGATAAAAACTCATGGCTACAAAATTAAATCTTATTATTGATCAAGGTGCTACATATACAAATAGCAGCATTATTGCCTATAATAGTTCTAATGCTGCTATTGATTTATCAACATATACAGTAGCATCCAAGATTAGAAAACACTATACATCAACAAATTCTGTGTCTTTTACTGCTACTGGTAACAGCACAGGATATGTTTCTCTTACTTTAACTGCAAATGTTACAGCAAATATTACTGCTGGCCGTTATGTCTATGATGTTGAAGTAACAAGTAATACTGGTGTTGTGACCAGAGTTAAAGAAGGTATCGTTACAGTTACCCCAAATGCAACTTACTAAGGAGATATAAAATGGAACTTACATCAGAAATGATCTTAGAAGAATTTCCTCATGCAAAGCCTGAAATTGTAGAAGCACTTTGCAATGCGCTTCCTGTATTGGAAGAATATGGAATAGATACACCTCTTCGCTTGGCACATTTTCTTGCACAGACATCTCATGAGTCAGGTGGATTCCGTGCGGTTGAAGAAAATCTAAACTATAAAGCAGAAACACTTACAAAGATCTTCCCAAAGTATTTCCGTGATAAGGATCCAAATGACTATGCAAGACAACCAGAAAAGATTGCTAACTTGGTATATGGTGGGCGCATGGGTAATGGTTTAGCTGAATCGGGTGACGGTTATCGCTATCGTGGTCGTGGGCTTATTCAATTGACAGGACATGATAACTACAAGCGCTTTGCCGATGGCATTGAGTCAACATTAGAAGAAGCAGTTGCATATTTGACAACTCCTGAAGGTGCAGTTGAGTCAGCAGCTTGGTTCTGGGCAAATAACGGTTTGAACGAGATCGCTGATACTGATGACGTTACAAAAGTGACTAAGCGTATCAATGGCGGAACAATCGGTTTGGCAGAACGTGAAGCTCACACAGAAGCTTTCAAAGAAATGTTAGGAGTGTAAATTCTCCATAAATAATCAAAATGGAGGTTTATACCAATGGCAACACCAGTAACAAGAGCCGCGTT